GGCTGTTTATTTGAGATTCGAACGCAAATTTATTTGCACGAGCATCATACAAAGCGTGGTGCTCAGGTAGACCATTTTGCTCCATCCATTCGATCGCAACCTTCTTAGAGAAGTCATTGCGTCCAATAGGACGAGGCTTGATATAGTCTGGAAGCCTGTAGTCCAAAGCCTCACCAAACAATGCCCAATCAGTGATGTAGTCGAACATGATTGCAATGTCCTCATCACCACGTCGGATAGACTCCAACCACGTGATGATCCGTTCACGAATGTCGAGCGTAGAAACTTGTACATCTGGAGTATGCCACAACAGCGGCAACACTACCTGCTTCACAAAGTCACTACACTCGTTGATAGGGAACGTCGGCTCAAGGTAGAGCTCAGCACCAGTCTCAGATACAAGACCGATGCTGATCATTTGCGAATCATGAAAGTCAGTGAACTCCGTATCAATGAAGACTTGATGCTTATGTTCAAAGCTCATGTCATTCACCATCGACGTTAGACATTGCGATGTCGAGGATGTCACACTCAACCCCAACCCATGGCAGTTCGATCCGTTTGTACTGATCAAGCACTGCAACGATTGGTACCGTCTTGTCCTTGCGAGACTTCTGACGCTTGAGCAATTCGCTCTTCGTGATAGGGAACAACGTGCACAGAATTTCGTAGCCATTGCTCTTCGCAAAGTCAACGTAGTTCGAACGTGCCTTCTTGCTCACGCTGGTATTGTCGACAACGATGTTCGCACCAGCCTTAACCAAGTCGCTGTACTTCCGATCAGCATACTGACGGAAAGGACCACGGTGTTTGTCGCAGTAAGCATGAGCACGACCATAGACATCGATCGGGTTACTTCCTTTGACACCGTTCTCCTTGGCGAACTTGATACGAAGATCATCGAGTGAGACGTATTCGTAACCACGCTTCACCAGCTCATCGCTGTAGGTCGACTTACCGGAGCCGCTAGCACCAATCATTACGACCAACCTAGGCGTCTCAGGGAGACTTTCAAACTTCGGCAGAGAGGAAGTATGCTCCGAGAACGATTGGATGCCCTGGACGAAATCTACGACCTCTGCCATATTCTTTGCGTGAGCATCAGAGATACGACCTGCTTGGTCCGAGATGATTTGATCGTAGTAGACTTGAGCCAGTTCGCCGTATTCGAATTGCTCCGAATGCAGGACCTTGCAAAGCTTCTCGATCGTCGACGGATGGCTCAGGTTATGAGGCAAGTGGTTTTCAATGATGAAGCCGATCACGTAGATGTCGGTGTCTTTCAGACCGAAGGTGTTCTTCAGCTGTTTCCACTTGTTCCAGTTTTCAACTGCGTAGTCTTCCCAGATACGAGCCGAGATGGCTTCATGTCCACCGAACGATTGGTAGTGACCACGTTCTTCGGTGTGCTTGTCCTTCTTCGCTGCAGGCTTGCCAGTGTCGTGGAACAAGATTGCAAGCAACGTCAGAGCTTGCTGACGAGGTGTGCGGTGAAGGGCGAAGTTGTTCAAGTAATGATCGATGATCATTTGGGTATGAACAGCAACGTTTGCTTCACGGTGCCACGGTGAGTTTTCACAGGTGGCTTCCATGTTCTGCCAAAGCTTCGTCAGCTTGAACTCGTCATGGAACTTTGCAAATGTAGATAGCATATTGACATATTATTTTTATTGTTATTGCGCGCCGCATCAAGGCGAAGCACATTCGGCACAAGAGTATTCGAGGGGAGTACTACGTGGCAAGAGAAATGGGAGCCGTGAAAGCTCCCATTGGGGACCTACTGAACTGACATTGTACCATCACCGCCTGTAATGATGATGTTTTGACACTTGAATTTAACTGTACTTCCGTTCGCTTCGCTCCTTACGAGATTTTCGAAGGTACGAACCTACTATTCGTCTGCGCTCGATATTAAGACGGATGCAATAATCCTTGTCCGGCTCTTTCTGGAAACCGTATACACGAATCCCGAGAGGAGAAGGGATCAGTGTGACCTCTTCCGTTGCCAGCTTCGCGGTGTCCAAAATAGATTTGAGCAATCGGTTAAATTCCTTGAGTGGAATAAGTTGATCGCTCTGGCTATTCGGAATGAAACCAACAAATAAAGAAATACGCCTACGTTCCAGAAAACCTTCCGGATATTCAAGACCATACGGCAAAGTCAGAATATCAGGCAAACCAATGTAATCATACAAAAACTGGTCGTGTATCACTATGTCTTTCCATATTATGTTGATCGTGAAATAATCATATCATATGGATTTTATAAAGTGTGACCACAAAAGCGTAATGGACCGTTACGAACCACAAGTTTAATTTCCGCTTGGATTTATTCAACCATTTCTAGTGGGATCCACGCAAATGTTTTAACATAATCGGTCTTGTTTACTTTATTCTTTCTCCAGGTAAACAACCACGTCGCGCGGCACTTCCCTGTCTTCTCAACATAGTCGATCGGACAGGTATAAGTTATAGTCTTCGCAAATGGAGATTCGAAACGGAAGTACCAACCATTCTTTTCGTTAACGCGATGGAAGGACTGAACCTGAATACCCATCTCATTAATATTGATTGTTGATACATCCTTCTGAGTCACGATGCGCCCTAGACTCAAGGCAACATCGGTAGGATACTTATGCGAACGATGCGCGATGTTCACATTGCTTTTTGTAAAGAATTTCATGTCATCTCCTTAGAATACCATTGGGGCAGCTTCGCTACCAAATGGGTCGCCTTCATCCATCTCTTCATCGTCCTCTGTCGAGTACATCATGTCAAAGACTTCTGGCTCGTAATCGGTTGCCTTCTTCAAGACGTTCATCACCACCAACATCGCAGCAATCAAATCGTCCGTCGCACCTTGCTTAGCATGGTACGTGGTCTTGCCGTTTGAAATATAGTTCTTCAACTCTTCAAGGAACAAATCGGAATTGATTTGAATACCATTCGTAGTCTTCTCGATCAAACGCTTCATCTCTAGACAGGCTAGCAACTTAGACTTCGAAGTGGTCACCACGCCGATACGGTCCTTGTCGTTCATCAGGATCGCTTCAGGGAACTTATCTTCGTTCTGGTATAGTGCAACGATCGAAGCACCTACGCCGTTATTCTCGAAGCTCCAGTACACCTCAGGCGTCTTCCCGTGTGGACCTGTTCCTGCTTGAGGAGTTTTTAGGAACGTCAGGATCCATTTGATGCGAGCATACAACTGTTGAGGGCTGATTGTGTTCGAACGGAACTCTGCGAACTGCTTCATCGAAGGGAACTCTAGGACCTGAATCGTCGAGTAGTCGCCACTGATACCTGCAGAAATATCGACACCAACGTAGTACGAACTCTTGATATCGACTTCACCCCAGAATCGGAAGCCACGTTCTTCATTGGTAGGCTTCGATGGACGCAATTGCTGTAGCTTCATCGAGTTGATTAGCAATGGATCAGACGAGATGAATTGGTTCTCAAATTCCTGGTTCCACTTCATCAGACCGATCTTACCGATCATTGTTTGACGGAAGTTTTCATCACGATCAGGGTGACGATCCCAGTTGACTTCGTTCCATGCGAAACCATTAGTGCCTAGCTTTGCGCCGCGCCATAGGGTAGCATAAAGTTCGTTGTCACCGTTTGGAGTCGACGAGATGATCATGTCACCACCAGTCGATAGGGTTGGTGCAATGGAAGCCCATAGTTCATCTTGAATAGAAGGGCGAACGAACGCCAACTCGTCAATGAACATTTTCGATAGTGCCTTACCACGACCAGTATCGCCGGTAGTAGCTTGGGAGAAGAAACGGGAACCGTTGTCGAACTCCATCGAGGTCTTGTTGAATTCGGACACGCCTGGTTTTAGCCAGTGTGGTAGTTCTTCGTATGCGTATTGCACACGCTGCATAATTTCCAACGCGTTCGAGAATTTGTTCGAAGCAACCAGCACAGTCTTGTCGTCGTTGAACATCGCAAACCATAGGAGGTAGATAGCGATGGTGATCGTCTTACCAACCTGACGCGACGCCAGGACGATTGAGTGGCGGTTGTTGTGGATCGTATCAACCATCTCTTCCTGATAGTCGTAGAGGTCGAATGGGACACGTCCATGCTTCGGGTGCTGAACGAAGATGTAGTTGCGCATAAAGTACACTGGGTCTTTACGGCAGCGATTAAGTTCTTGAATTAGCTCTGGTGTGTACTCAGACTCCGCGTTGGGAGCCT